AAGTCATTTTTATGTTTTTAAATCCGCTGTGCGTGACTATGCCGGTGGCGTAGTCAACACTCACGCTGGCTGTCATTGCGCCGGTGTTTTGTACTAGCTCGCCTGCCCCGTTTTCTGCCCAGCTTGAGGCGTCCGTTTGCAGGGTCATTGATGCACGAGTAACCGCTGTCGGCATGTAAACAACTCCTGATTCCTCTGTTGGTGTTACTTCAATTATTAGCGGGCTGGCATCGGCATCGGTGCCACGTATAACGGGCGACGTGTCTTGGTATGGGCTTTGGTTTACTAATGCCTGCTCTTGACGTGCAACGGGGACAATGGGCTGCAGTACGCTGGCCACTTTGGCAAGTACTTCGCCGTCTTCTAGCTGTTCGGTCAGTTTTGTCGCCCCGCGGTAACGGGCTGCGCTGGTAATGGCGGTTGAATATACGCTTAGCTTGTCGTTTGTTACGCCATTCGGGCGTGCTTCGCCACCGTCCCAAGTGTTTCTGAGTGGCGATACTAGTTGGCAGCGTATTAGCTTGCCGTTGAATGTTCTGTATTCACCGCTAGTTTGAACTATGTAAATAAAAGTTTGATTAGTTACGTCAAGCGAAGATATTTTCACGTACTCTTCGAGCTGCGTCGTGCTGTCATAAAGCACTACTGTGTCACCAGACTTTGTTGTAACGGGAACCTGAGCAGGTGCGAAAAATGAAATAATGTTCGACGCTTCTAGGTTAAGTCCAAGCGGCTGCATAAACTCACGCGATGATTTGACGTAGTAGGTTTCTAAGTAGTCACGGGCAGCAGTACGCTGGTCTATTTCACGACCGTCTTTAGGCGTTTGAAAAATAAGCGTAGTAACGTTGTCGTCTTGCGGGGGTTCGGTTACAAGCATGTGCGAGCCCAGCAGGGGTGCGTTGTTTTGAGTGCGGATCCCCATAAATAATTTGCGTAACTCTACTGAGCCGTTGGCGTGATCTATACGAGAAATGTCTTGAAACACGTTGTTTATTTGGCCGCTTTCAATTTCATTGGCTGTTACACGGCCGCCACCGTCGGGGGCATCGTTTAGCTTTTCGCTGGCGTATAGCTTGATGTCTTTGCTTTCAATTTGTTGTGCCATTAGGTGCCACTCTCTGCTGTTGTTTCTGCGATTATTTGTAGGTGTAGGGTTATTGCGTAAATGTCGTCGTCGGTAGGTTGCGTTCTTGTGCCTTCAATAAGTTCTGCTTCTAGGCTTTGTTGTGTGCGGTCCCAAATAACTGTAAAGGTGCGTCCGTCGGCCAGCGTTAAGGTATGTTCTTGGCCTGCAAGGTGTCGCTTTGTTTGCAATTGCTTGAGTACGGAGCGTTTAACCCATGCGCCCGTCAGTGTCATTTTTGCGCCGGTAGGTTGGGCTTGCTCGAAGTTTATTAGCGCACCCGTGACGCCTCTGAATTGCGCTTGGGCAACGCCTTCGTATTCAAATTCGTTTGCCCAGTACAGGTTGTAAATTTCGATTCCTGCTAGGTTCATAATGTTGTCATTCCTGCTTGCTCGAGGATCTTAAGTAACGCATCTGCTTCTGATTGGTTGGCCGCTGATAGGTTTGTTTTCTTACCGTTCAGGTTGAGGCTGATGTCTACTTTTTTAGATGCGGCGGTGGACTGCTTAGCGGCTTGTTGTTGCTGCTGCTCTCTCGCTCTTTGCTCTTGTTGTGATTTTTGCAGTTGTTTGTTTTGTTCTTTGCGCACTTTCTCTAGCACGCTGAGCGCTTCGGTGTACTGCTTGATGGCTTCTTGGTTGCCCATGCGGCGGGCATCTTCGATGGCGTTAACCAGTTCTGTTCGTTTGTTTTGGTAGTCACGCTGTTGTATTGCTGCTTGGTTGTCTTGCAGGCGGTCTAGTTCGTTTTGCAAGCTGTCTAGTGTGCTTTTTGCATTGTCGTTCATCGCTTGCAGTTTGCTGTTTGCGCTATCCAGTGCGCTGCGTAGTGGTCCTAAGTCTTCTTGGCCGAGCAAGTTAAGTTGTGATAGTGCTGCGCTTGCTTTGTTAATTGTGCCTTGCGTTACGTTACCTGCATTGTTCATCTCTTGAATAAGCTGAACAGCGGCAAGCTTTTGTTCTTGGAAGGCTAGCTTTGACGTGCCATGTGCCTGGTTAACCTTGCTGATGAAGCTGCTAATGCCTGTGAAATCTGGCCTCGCTGCTGCAAGATACATATCGCCTATTTCGTTTTTGAGTCCGGCAATGGCAGCTTTAAGCGCCTCTGTCTCTGTTAATACGCCACTGCTTTCGATGCCGAGCTTTGAGTCAAACAATGCAGCGGTGGCTTCGGATAGTTGCAGTAAGTCATCGCGGGCACCGTTCAATAAGTTAGCCAGCGCCATGCCCAGCCCTTGCGTTCTGCCTGTGGCTTGCTCGGTAGCATCGCTCAGCTCGTTCATGCCATCCGCACCGCCTTGTGCGCCTTTGCGTATTTGTTCGCCAGACTCAACGCCTTGGTCTCCTAGCTCTTGCTGTAGGCCAATCAACTCTCTTAATTGATCTGACATGCCCAGGCTAGCGGCAACTACGCGCAGCTGCTCTTCTACGTTTGCGCGCTGTGCAGCGGTTACATCTTTGTTGGCCTCAATGGCCGTTTTTGCGTAAGCAAGGAATGCTTGGCGTTGGTCTTCAAGCGGCGCTCCAGATTGTTGAATAACTTCAAATGCTTCCTTAGAAGCAGCGGCCATTTTGGCAAATTCGGCTTGGCTGGTTACGCCTAGCTTTTTAAGTGCTGATTCAACACGACTGGTGTTTAGGCTGTCTAGCATGCCTTGGAGGTCTTTAACGCGCAGGCCTGCCGAGTCGGCACCGCTTGCTACTTGCTTCATTGCTTGCTCTATTAGCTTGCCAAATCGCGCTTGCTCTTCGTCGCTGAGTGATGCGATAGAAGCTTTTAACTCGGTGCTGATTTGTTCTGCTGTTAAACTGCCCTGTTGCTCTGCGCTTTTAAGAGCAAGGGCAAAGCCGCCGATACCTTCTACGCCCGCGTTGAGCGATGTTAGCAATTCTTTTTTAAGTACAGATGCTAGCTTGCTATTGTCTTCTACCGCCTCTTTTAATGACTCGCTTACTTGTCTGTATGAGCCGCTTAGCCGTTCCGCGTCTACTGATGCCTTGCCGACTTCTTGCTGCAGTTCTTGTTGGCGTTGTGCGAATAGCTTAGTGGCTTGCTCGGCTGATAAATATTGATTTGTGAGCTCGTCAATAACAATAGAGCCGCTGTCGATGGCGGCATCCAAATCCTTCATGTTCTTAACTGTAACGCCCGTGGCTTCGCTTATTTCTTTGTATCGGTTGGCTAGTTCTGCGCTGCTTTGGGCTTCTGCTGCTTTGGTTTTGTCTAGTTCGGCAACGGCTATTTTTAGGTCTTTATAGGCTGTTGTTATTTCCCATACGCCCTGAACTATTGCCAGAGCAACAGTCGCCTTCATGGCGGTAGCCAAAGCTTTCATTGCTGTGGTGGCGGCGGCAGCGCTGCCAGCTAAGCCAACGAAGCCTTTGCCCGCATTGGATAACTGCCCTGCCCAACTTGCTATTTTTAGGCCTAGCCAGGCTTTGGCGACCAAGCCTAGCACTCCGCGCAAGTCGTAGATTGTTGTTACAAAGCTTCTTGTGGCTTCGGCTGCTGCAATAAAGCCATCACTTATGTTTTTAGCGAATTCTTTTAACTGGCCGTTTCTAGCCATTTCATCTATGTAGCTTGTTAGTTCTGCTAGCTGGCCTTTTATGTATTCCCACACGCCAGCATCGGCGATTTCTTTATAAAATACGGTGAACTGACTTTGCAGCATAGCCACAGCACCAGTCATGCTATCCATTTGATCGGCGGCAGCGCCAACAGCGCTATCACCCATGGCGTCGATTAGCAGCTTGATTTCGCGACGGCCTATCTGACCTGCGCTCACCATGTCTTGCACTTCGCCGGCTGTCTTTCCTAAAGCATCACTTAACAAATCCCAGACAGGTATTCCACGCTCCATTATTGCGATAATGTCTTGAGATTGTAGTTTTTGCTTTGTCCAGCCCTGCCCAAGCTGCAAGATAATTCCGTTTAAGTCTTCCATACTTCCGCCCAGCTGGGCGTTTTTATCGACTAATGCTTGCAGGGTTCCGTCCATAGGATCCATGCCGAAGTTCTTTAGCCTTAAGAATGCATCGGCTACATCGTCTAAGCCTAGCGGAGCCGTTCTTATAAATTCTTCAATGTAGCCAAATTCGGTAGCATTTAGGCGTTTTTCAAATTGTTCAAACTGGTTGCCTGTCTCCCAAACGCTGGTTGCTAGGCTTGTCATGGCAGCTCGAACACGGTTAACAATAGCGACAATACCAACTAAAGCGGCGGCTTTGGCAACTAGGTTTTTGAAGCTGTTGCCGACTTTTTCTGATGATTTTGCGGTTTCTTCTAAGCTGCCACGGGATTTGTCTAGCTGCTGCTTGTTGTATTTAACGGCACCGCTAGTTTTTGTTATTTCGGTGTTTAGGCGCTTTTGTGTTTCGCCAAGATTGTTAAGGTCACCACCGGCTGACTGCACAGCTTTTTCTAACTGGGTAACGTTTTTGGCTGATTCACGCCATTCTTTTTTGGCATCACGGGCGCTGTCACGGGCTTTTACTAATGCGACAGCAAGTTCTGGGGTTTTCTCTGACCGCAGTGCAATTTTTAACTCTTCGACTTCTAGCTGGGCTTTGTCGAATGCTTTTTCGGCATCGAGTGCAGCATCACGGGCTGCGTTTAAACCTTCGGCTGCTTTTTTGGCATTTTCTAAACGATTCAGCTCACGCTCTAAAGAGCGACTACGGTTTTCTAGTTTTTCTAAATCCGCGGTGGCTTCTTTTGTGCCTGGGCTTAATTTGTTTTTAACTTGCAGCAGTAAGCTAACAATTTTATTTGCCATAAGGTTTTTGCTTCAAAGATGGTTAAGCTAGGAACCCGCACTGGTGCGCATTGTTAAGAGGCGTCGCGGGTGTTGTTCGTCGGTCTTAGTTGACGCGAGTAATTTTTGCGTACTTAGAGATACCACTGCCAGATTTAGTGGAATCAATAAGCGCCTGACCTTCTAACGCAGACTCTGCGAAGTCGTCTTGGATAAAGCCAAGGCCGGAAGTTGGGCTGTATTTTGTGCGGTAAATGTGGACGTTGAATTCGTTGCCGTTGTCGGCATCGTTGAAGCCTTCAAAGAACAGTTCGTATTCGTAACCGGAGTTGGTAAGAATTTCTACTGAGCTTTGTTTTTTGCTTTTGTAGTCAACGGTGATGTCGGTTTCATTGGCGATGTTGCCGCCACTGATAATTTTTAAACCGCCAGTGCTTAAGCTGTAGTCTGTGTCTTTGACGTAGACTGTGGCTGGGGTTTCGGCATCTTTAACGACAATTTCCTCTTCCAAGTCTGGAATGTTGTTAAGCACTACTAAGCCGCCTTCGTATGCGGTGTGAGCTTCGTCTGTGATGGTTTTAACGTCTAACGCTGTTGCGTCACCAAATAGCACTTGGGCTAAGTTTGCGTCGGTGAACGAATGGCCCGTAATGCTGATGCCCATGCTGCTTACTGAGTAAGCTGTGGCAGCTATACCGCCTCCGCGCTGGGTGTTGGATGGCAATGTTTTTTCGTCGGTTTCGATGTTCAGCTGGAATGCTGATACTTCACCGATTGGCACTAAGCCGGTAGCTTGGTCTAAACGGCGCATGTACATTTGACCTTTGCCGATATACGCTTTTACTTCGTTAGCCATGGTGGCCTCCTTGGGGTTTGGTTGGGTTGTTGCTGGTTAAGTTAGAGTTTCGATGTATGTGTAGTCGGCCACAACGCTGACCACAGCGTAACGGCTGCCTTCTGAGGGGTAGCCTATTGTTATGTCTTGCAGGGTTTGCTTTTGCACTGCTAAGCCTGTGAACTGGCTGGCGAATGCAGAGGCAAGTTCTAATCGCATTTTGTCTAATATGGCTTCTGTTTCTGTGCCCTTCCATTCCACTGCTACGTCTACGGCGAACGATTGTTGCCATTGTAGTTTGCCGGCTCTTTGGTCTTGCAGCCTGCCTTCGAGCGTCCAAAGCACTGCGAAGCGTTTGCCGCTGGCTGGTCTGTTGGCTGGGTTGCGAGCTTCGTCTGGGTTAAGCACTTTGCCGATGTTGCTAGCGCTGGTTTCGGCCAGGGCTAATAAGCGACTGGTTAGCTCTTCACGAATTTTTTTAGTTGTGGTTGTCATTTATTCGTCCAGTAATTCATCCAATAGCGTTACGAGCTCACGGCTTAGTATTTCGCTTGCTTCGTTGTCTACTTCGCCTTCGGGTAGCGATAAGTAGAGTGTGGCCAGTGATGGGGCTAATGCTGTTTGAAGTGGCTTTCTATAGGTGTAGCTTTTGCCGTTACGGGTTGTTTTTTGGCTGCGGGTCATTAGCGGGTGCTTGGCTTTGCCCAGTGGGTTGATGAAGCCTGCTGCTAGCTTTTGGCCACCTAGCCATTCAACCAGCACCTGTGCACGAGTGGCGACGCTGGTTCGTTTTAGGCTGTATTTGTATTCTGTTGCGGGTATGCCTGAGCCGCTAAAATTTATACGGGCGCTTTCATATTTTGGTGTTGCTCTTTTTACGTAGCTGTAGCGCATTATTGTTCTTCGGCTTAAGCCGGTGGCGCTGGTCATGGCTTGCACTAAGTAGCCTTGGCGCATTAGTGTTGCTGCTCTGCTGCTGGCATTACGGGCTATTTGGTCGCCTTTTTTGCCTAGATCGTCGAGCATTTTTATTGTTTCGTCTAGGCCGGTGACGGTGACGGATCTATTGTTGCTCATGTTTCAGAAACTCCAACCACACGCGAGTAGTAAGTTCGCTTGAGCCGTCGGCATCTATTTCTGTTATGCGCCACTCGCTGCCGTTGGCGGTGAATTCTTGCCCTGGCATTGGGCGGTGTTCTGCATTAGCGAATTCTGCCCGTCTGCGTTCTTGCACGGGCAAGAAGCCGTTGCCTTCGCTTGGCTTAACGACGTATGAAAGCAAGCCCACTACTGCATGGGTTTTGCTGCCATCTGAGTCTATAAAGGTGGCTTGGTAGCCGTGGGCCTCACGAGCACCGATAACAATGTCTTGTTGTGCTTTGTAGGCAACAAAGCCTTGCACTAAAAAGAGCCTGCCGGTGTCTGTTTTCAGCCATGTACCACGTTGAATTAAGTCGCCTTCTTGCCAGCGGCATCGGATTGTTGTGCGCTCAGTCGACATTAAGCTTTGGCCAAAATTGGCGTAGTCGTCTGGTTCTGTGATGCCAATGAAAATGTCGTTAGCTAGCACGGTGCCTTGGTTGCTGATTAGCTTTGCTAGTGTTGAAAGCCTGCCTACGCGCATTAGACGAACCCTCTTACGATGTACGGGCCTAAGAGGTGGTCTACGTAGCGGGTACGCTGAATTGAGTTAGCTACCACTTCGCTTTCTCGGTATTCGTACATGCTGCCAATTTGGGTCAGCATCCATTTTTTTAATGAAGCGGGCACTTCTGTAGCGTCTGCATAGCCTGCTTTGTAAAGTATGATTACGCGCGCACCACGAAATATGTTTGATTCTACTAGGGGGCTGTCTCCAGCCCCGAAGTAAATGGTGCCATCGTCTATTAGGGATTCATGGTCTACCGCTTCACCGTTGATGCTGATGCTTACGATTTCAGAAACTGGCCAGACTTCTAGGGCAATTTCTGCGTCTGCATTTACACAAAGCTGTTGCCATGTTTGCGGCAACAAGGCTCTACGTGTTCTTCTTTCGCATAGTTCACGCGCAGCCTGGATGTATTGTGTAAACAAGGCATCGTGGAGACAGTGCGTTACTGCACGGTCTTGTTTTACTTCAGCAATTGTCAATGGCTCCGAGGTGGGGCCTTGAACTAAAGTGTTGCGGGTTTCCATGGCCAATTTCCTAGGCTACTACTGTGCCGGTTAGTGCGGCAGCTGGCTGTTCGCGGGCATCAAAGCCAAGCACGGATACACCTGCATGAACTGCTGCAGTGCCAACTGTTACTACTGGGCGAACAAATCGGAATTTGTTTTTGATATCTAAGTCTTTAGCGTTGACATTGATAACGCCCGGCAAGTTTTCTACTAAATCAATCGCGTCTTTGTTTGCGATGTCTTTAGCGTCAGAAAAATCGGCGGTGGTTGCTTGTTGAAATTTAAGCGTAGCGGTTGCTGATTCACCGAATGCGCCTACTGTTGCAATGGCCATAACGTTAGCAAATTCGCCCATATCTACTGCTGCAACACTGTTAGCGCTGCCAACAGATAAAGACGCAGATGGAATTACAGCCACAACTGGGGCGCGTAATGACGGTTTTAGGTTTGGATTACTCATGGTAATTCTCCTGATTAGTGGCGTGGCCACCTTCAATTTATGGTTATAAAATTATTTAAGCTTTGCACGTAACCTACTGCGTTTAATAGGTTACGTGCTGTTGATTAGTCGCGCGCAGCAAGCGTTACAAAGTGAGACTTTGTTAACGTGCCTTTGGCTGGCGGCATTGGCTTGCTAAGTACTGGGCTGCCGTCTAAGCGCAAGCGCCAGCGGAAGCTTTGTAAGCCTTGGTCAAAGTAGATGTGCATAGACTCGCTGAACTTAGCTGCCGCTGTACGCATAGCTAAGTAGTAGCCGGATGGGTCTACAAACTGGATGTCGCCGCGTGAGCCGATGGCTTCTGGATGCTCGTTAAAAACGACAGGGCGGCCAAGTAATGTGCCAGCGGGCGCGCCTACAAAGCCGGTGTTGTTTGGCGTCCAAAGCAGGTTGCCGTCTTCGTCTTTAAGCAACATTAGTTGTGGTAGCAATTCTTGACTAACTTCCCAGTGCGCATTTTTCAAGCTGCTCGGTAGCATGCGGGTGTACATATTGGCGATGTTAGCCGCGGTCAGTGTACCCTTTGCCTGAGATGGTTCTTTTGCAACCGTGATTACTGCTTTTGATTGCATATAGCCTTTGGGCTTGCCTACGCCGTCGCCATAACGGATTGCTTCATTAATTGTCCAGCGCATAGCGATAGGAGCCATGCTCATTAGTCGCTGGCCTAGGCGTGGAGCGTCTTCAAGCAAGTCTTCGTCTACGTTACAAAACACGCTTAAGCCGTTTAGGGTTAGCTGTCCTGCCGTTAGGGCGTTGTAGGCCGTTGGCTCAAACTTTTTGCCGCCTTGGTCCCAGTGCACTTGGATGCCTGCAGCTTCCCACGGGGTGGACACGTCTTTGAGGTATGACACCGAACTTGAGCCGGTAATTTCTGAATTTACGCGGCTAAGCATGTCGCCCACGTCTTCTTCTAGCACTGTGAATATCTCATTGCGGATAGCAGGAGGTACGCTGAATCCTTCTTCGCCACCGTTGCCACCAATGACGTTGCCTGCGGCTGCAAGCAAGCGCTGGTCGATGTCACCGTTTGCGGCCATGCGCACAGCGCGGAAGTATTCGCCTGCACTGGCAAAGCCGTTTAAGTCTTCTTGGCTTTGTTCGCGCGGTTTCTGGTTGCCGCCAGAAGGGGTTTCTGGCGAAGTTTGGCGGCCCATGGTTTGATTGATGCTTGCATCGTAACCGGCTAGTTTTTTATCTAGGTCGATTTGCTTTTGCAAGGTTTCGCAGCTTGCAGCGATGCCTTCAAGCTCGGTGGCTTCAGCTTCGGTGTAGTCACGGTTTTCAGTTTCCGCAGCCGCTTTAATTGCTTTGGCGCGGGCCAGTTTTGCTTTCAGTTTTTCTAATGGTGTCATAGGGTTCTCCGTTGACAGTCGTGGTTAGCTCCACCGGCCCGATTTGGCAGTGTCGCTGTTTGGTGAAAAGGTTAAGGGTTGGCTTTTTTAATAGCCGCTGAACTGGCTAAACATTTCTGCAGCAGCTGCGCGGGTTAGTCGGGTGGCTGGCTTGGGTTTAGCTAGGGCTGCAAGGGTTGTTTCTAGTGGCTGGATGCCGTCGATTAGTTTTAGCTTTACTGCGTCTTGGGCGTGCCACATGCGGCCATCAGCGATGGCGTTGGCTTCTTCGTCGGTAAGGCCACGGCCATCTTTGATAACGGCCAAAAACTCTGCGTATATCTCATCGACGATGCGCCTTACTTCGGCTACTTGATCTTCTGATACGGGAGTGCCTGCCATGCCTATGCTTTTGTATTCGCCGGTGTCTATTTTAATTACTTTGACGCCTGCCTTTTCGTACATCTCTGAGTCATCCCAAATAGCCGTGCGCACACCAATACTGCCAATGGTGTTCATTTTATGGTTGGCGTATACAGCACTCGCACCAGTGGCAACGTGATAGCCTGCGCTGGCTAATATGCCATCAACTTGTACGATTACGTTTTTTTGTTGGGCAGCAAGGCGGATTTCATCGCCCAGTTCGTGCATGCCGCGAACATCGCCACCGGGTGTGTCTGCCAGTATTATGATGTGCTCTATTTGCTGGTCGTTGCGTGCCGCTTTAACTGCTAGTGCAACATGATAACTGCTAGCTACGTAGCTGCTCGGCCATGGGTAGGTCTTGAGCATAATCCCGCTTAGGCGGACGAAAGCTATGTTTTCATGCACGGTGATGGGCAAGTCTGCATAAGCGGCATCGGTAGCGGGGCCAGAGTGATACGCTTGCACGTCTGGCTGTGATTGTCGCTCTAAAGTAAGTAGTGCAGAAAGGCTTTTAACTTGGTCTATGCCGAGTGTGCTAATAGCCCAAAGCAGGGAGTGTTCGAACATTATTTTTCACCTTTCTGTTGGATTGTGTTTCCGTTTTTGGCGGCTTGCTCTAGGCTGACCATGTTCATTTGCACTAAGCGTAAGTCGCCACCCTTTACGGGGTTTCTGTCTTCTAGTTCTAGCACGTCGTTGATGCTGTATACGCCACGGTCTAGCATGGTTTTGTAGTACGCTTCTCGGGTTTTTAGGTCGCCACGTAGCAAGCTGTTGAAGCCTATTTTTGTGTAGCTTTTGCCACGCAGTAGCTTGGCGTTAACCTCTTGCTCAAAGCGTGTAGCCCACGGCTGTAGGCAGTCGGTAACGTATTCGATGTTTTGCGCTTCGATGTTGTTGTTTGTTGCACGCTCCAAATCGCCCATTTTGTGAGGTGGCATGTTGAACCAGCGGGCTATTTCGGTAATGCCGAATTTTCGGCTTTGCAAAAACTGTGCTTCTTCGGGCGCAATGCTAATGGCTCGAAACTTCTGGCCAGGCTCTAGGATTTCTAGCGCACTAGTGCGTTGTGAGCCGCGATTGTTTTTGTTCCAAGTCTTTTTCATGTTTTTGGCGGCATCTGCACCCCAGCCTTCGGGCGTTATTGCTGTGTCTCCCCACTCGATAACGCCGCCGGGCAAAGCACCGTTGCCGAAGAATGCTGAGCCGTATTGCTCCATTGCCAAGCCTAAGCTGATTACGTGCTTGGCGTAGCTCACGGGTGACAGGCCCGTGATGCCGTCCATGCTAAAGCCTTTTAGGTGTATCACGTCTTTAGCGTAAAGATGGCTGTTAGCAGCGCTGCCATTTGAAATCTCATAGACGAGACGCTGCCGACTATCACGGTCTGGGTTTACGCGCGCCCAGTCAATGCCCCACAGCGCGCCAGGGTCGCCTGAGCGTAGTCGCTCAATTTCTGCTAAGCCGTTGCCTTGTAAAAGAGCGTGAGCCATTAGGGATTGGCGAAAGTCAAAGGAGTTAACCTCTTCATTTGCTTGTCGGTAAAGCAGTGTGTCTACTGGATGGTTGTAGTCAACATAGCGTTTGCCGTCTTCGCTGGCGTATACGCGCTGCGGCATCATTGCTATGTGTAAGCTTATTTTGCTGACTGCTGTCCAGACTGCGCCGTATGTTAGTGCTATGTCACGGTTCACGGGTACGCCGGCAATTGGGCGCTTAAACATATTCCCTATAAATCCGCCAATTCTGCCGGTGCCCTCTGGTGCTGTGGTTCTTGCTGCACTGATGTTTAGGCCGGCGCCTACGCCGCTAAAAATGCTCATTAAGTGTTGCTCCCGCGGTCAATAAGCAATCCTAGCAATAGCAGTAGTGTGCCAATGCTAAGCATTGCTGCACCAGCGCCTAGTAGCGCGTAAACTCCGCCGCCAATAAGACCCAGCGCTGTTAGCATGATGATGTCTAACTTGCTGATGTGTTTCATAGTTCACCTTCGGCGTAGATAGATTTAGAGCGACGCTTTACGGGTATCAGTATCATCACGCCTAGGGCCATGATGGTTGATACTGCTGCGTCTATCTTTTCTTTAATTTTTGACTTGTCGGGCTTGATGTCACCCGCTGGGTTGGTGTCGGCAACTAAGTTGGCCATACACCAATACAGCACTGGGTTGCTGTATTCGAACTCTTGTTTAAGCACTCGTACCATAAGTTCCTTCATAGGCGTACTCATCGAGCCAAAACCTTGGCCAAACTCGATCATTGGCGCACCCTCGTTTAGCAGGTCGTTCACTAGCTGGTTAGAGTTCCATCGGTCGTATGCAATGCCTGAAAAGTTGAAGTATTCAAGCGCCTTGCGGATGTCTGCTTTTATGTATTCGTAGTCGACTGTGTCGCCCGGCGTTAGGTGTAGATGACCACTTTGAATGTAGCCCTCTAGTGACTTGTCGCCTTTCTTTAAGCGTCTGTCTAGTGCGCCTTCTGGCAAGTACGCCCTTACAAATGTTCTTGTCTTGCCTTCGTATTCAATGACGGTGGTGAACGAGGTCATGTCTTCAACAGAGGACAAGTCCAAGCCTCCCCAGGCATTAGCGCCTTTGAAGGCGTCGTTACCGTTCCAAGGTGCTTGATCATCGTAGTTGGTGTCACACGCTTTTAGGCGCTCTAAGTTCATCCACTTAGCACCACCGCGTACTTTTACGTTTAGTCGCTTTGTAAGAAACTCAACACGCTCGCTTGGTATTTCTTTTGCCATTCGACATTGTTCGCGCATGTCGTCTACGTTGACTGATACACCCAAGTTCGGATTGGCTTTAATCCACTCGCTTTCGTCATCCCACTTTTCGGGATTGTCTAGCGTGTAAATTAACGCGAAGTAGCTGTCGTCTTCTACGGCACCGTTTAGCACTCGTGATGCGTAGTCGTGCTGGTCGGCATCTACACCGTCGGGTAAGTAACCTTCAGTAGTTATCGCTACTATTAGCGGCTGTCTTCTGGCACCACGAGCAGACTTAATAACGTCCCACACGGCACTGGTTGGGTGAGCATGCAGTTCGTCAATTAAACCAAAGTGTACGTTCAAGCCGTCCATGCTTTTGCTGTCTTTAGACAGCGCTTGCATTCGGCCCCGTGTATTCACGGCTATCATTTTGTTGTTGTAGATTCTGACCAGCGACATAAGGCTTGGACTTTGCTCAACCATGTTTCTGGCTGCGTCGTATAGCTCTTTTGCCTGGTCCAACTTAGTAGCTGCTGAGTAAACTCGTGGGCCACCCTCTTTGTCTGCTAACAAGCCATAGTTTGCGATGAAGCTGAACCACGTGGTCTTGCCGTTCTTGCGGCCTACTTTGATGTAAGCAATGCGGAATCGACGAGTGCCGTCTGAGCGCATCCAACCGAATATGTTAGCCGTTGCGAAGCACTGCCAACCTTCAAGTTCTAGTGGCAAGCCTGCAAATTCACCCTCGTACTGTCTGCAGTAACCGCTAAAGCGGAACACTCGGGCAGCTGCGTTCTCGTCAAAGTACAAGCCACGAGCGCCAGCGGTTTTTAAGTCTTTGAACCAGCGCTTAACTGCTTGCTTGGCTAGCTTGCCGGTTACTATCTTCCCGTCTCGAACGTCTTCTGCATACTGGTAGGCGCGGTCTAAGTACAAGCGGCCAAGGTCAACAGCAGGGACAGCGTGAATAGCTGCAGCAGTCACAGGTCTAGCAGCCCCTGGGCGGGGTTCTCCAGCTTAATTACTTGTCGGGCGCGAACTGTCATGCCCAACTGGTTTTCTAGTTTTGTGAGTTGCTCGGCTGCTTGTTT